CTTAGCCGCAAGGTTAAGCAACAAATCGTAGAGCACCTTGATCGTGCTTCCACAATTGCAGAAGCCAAGGAAATCTACGGAAAGATTGTTAAAAAGCTTGATGAAGCAGCAGCAGCGCACACTGCTCCTGTAGTTGGTTCGGCATCAAAGCCAACGACTGCTGGCAGCGCACGTCTCAATGAGAGTGTAACAAGAGCTGCATCTACGAATGGTTCTGAACCAGTAATCGGAACGTTTGAGAAATGGCAGATCCTAGCTAACATCAAGAAAAATGGTTGAAAAATCAAAGCCGAATAAAACTAAAAAACTATACAGGAGTATAAAAAAATGAAATCTTCGTTCACATTATCACAATTAGCTGAAGGCGTTCACCGCCGTTCCCTCGGTGCAGACGCTCCACGTCTCATGAAGAAGTGGCAAGCAACCGGACTTCTTGAAGGTCTTAAGGGAGTTGCCAAGGACAACATGGCTCGTCTTCTTGAAAACCAAGCAGCAGAGCTCCTTAAGGAAAATGCAAACGCACTTTCCACAGGCGGCGCAAACCTCGCTTCCTCTGGTCAAGTAGTTGGTTTCACAAACGTTGCATTCCCAATCGTTCGTAGAGTATTCGCTGGTCTTATCGCTAACGAGATCGTCTCCGTTCAGCCAATGAGCCTTCCAGCCGGACTTCTCTTCTACCTCGATTACACATACGGTAACAACGTTGGTGGCGTTTCTGATGTAAACCTTACAGGCGCAGCAGGTTCCGCAGCAACATACGCTGACGGTCAATCAGTATACAATAACCCACGTGGCGCAGGCGTCCGTTCCGGATCCCTTGCAACAGGCGGTATGTATGATCTCGTCGGCAATGGTTACTCTAAGGTTCACCGCACATTCACCGCTCTTTCAGCTTCTAACGCTGATATCGGTGCATGGGGTGCAGCAGGTAACACATGGACCGCAGCAGACACAGTTGCAACAGCAGCAGAGTTCGTTGGATTCAACGCACGTTTCGTCAACTACGATGGTAAGGTTGAAAATGATCTTACAGACGGCGTACTTGACTACTGCTTCTTGTTCGTATCAGCTTCCGCTGTAACAGGTTCTTGCACCGGCGCAGACCTTACAAATCTTGATCAAATCGCACTCACAGCTTTCCCAACAAACAATGGCGCAACAGCATGGGGCGAACAATATCAAGGTGGCAACGGCGTACTCAACCTTCGTAAGCTTAACAAGCGTGGTAACTGGAATCCATCAACCGGCGTTTTCACACCAGACCCACTTAACGGCTCCCACGTATTGTTCGTAATTCGCATTGCACCAACCGCAGGAGTACCAGCAGTAGGCACCGCAGCAATCACCGGTTCCGCAGCAATTTCTGACCAACAAACAGTTAACTCCGATGGCGCATCCCTCACAATCCCATCCTTTGAGTCTAACTTCTCTTCAACATGGCCAGCATCTCCAGTTATTCCAGAAGTTGATATCCGTATCGAATCAACCTCAGTAACTGCAACAACCCGCAAGCTCCGTGCTCGCTGGTCCCCAGAAATGGCTCAAGACCTTACAGCCTTCTACTCAATCGATATCGAAGTTGAACTTACAAACATCCTCTCTGAGATGATCACCCTCGAAATCGACCGTGAAATCCTTAACGACCTTCTTACACAAGCTGGCGCAGCAAACCTTTACTGGTCCCGTGCTCCAGGCAAGATCGTCAACAAGGTCACAGGCGCAGAGGCTCTACAATCTTCCAATCTCTCCGCAGGACCAATGGCATTCACAAACGTCCAAGAGTGGTATCAGACCCTTATTGAGACAATCTCCGACGTTGCAAACACAATCTACAAGAAGACCCTCCGTGGTTCTGCAAACTTCCTCGTCACATCACCAGACGTTTGCACAATCCTTGAGCACCTTGTAACCTACAAGCCAGCTTACCGCCTTGACTCCGATGGTCAAGTTCGTGACAGCATGACCGTAGGCGCAGAAGCAGTCGGTACACTCAATAACCGTTACACAGTCTATAAGGATCCATACTTCCCAGCTAACAAGATCCTCGTTGGTCTTAAGGGAAATACCTTCCTTGAGTCTGGTTACATCTACGCTCCATACGTTCCACTCATTCTTACACCAGTCATCTACGCACAAGAGGATTTCACTCCACGTAAGGGCGTAATGACACGTTACGGTAAGAGAATGGTTCGTAACGACTTCTACGGAACAGTTACAGTCCTTGATCTCAACCTTATCTGATAAAAATCAGAGAGTAATCTGAAGAGGGACCGGCAGAAATGTCGGTCCTTTTTCTATTCATATACATTAGATTTTTAATTTGTTAGTATTACTTAACGCTAATGGGCAAGCTCTTTAAGATAAGACGTGCAAATCGGTATCATCCCTTTGATGTTCCCGCTCCTTATGGATTTCTTGTTAAAAAAACAGAAAAAGGAGAATGGGCAAGTATTTGTTATGATGAGCGTTCCGGTCTTAACATAAGAGATGATCAGCCAGATTTAGAAGAATATTCTTTCCTTGAACCTAACTCTGTTGTTCTTCAACTTGAAGAAAGCGTTATAGGAAAAGAATTAGAATGCTTTAGCAAAACTGTCAAAGGCAAGTATGTTCCAGATGGAAACTATATTCCCTGTCTACTTGATGAACGGTTATTGCTTATTAAAGCAGAGTTCCTAAAGCCTATATGATATAAGGAAAATAAATAGTTGATATTCAATATCCTTTATGTTAAGATTAAGGTATGAATTGCAATCGTCCCCATCATCGTTTTGATACTTCTACAGGCTTCCATGTTTTTGCAGAGAAGCCCGATACCGAGACTATCTATGGCACTTATCGTTTTAAGTGGACAGTAATCCCGCCCCTTGAACAAGGATATTATGCTCGTAATCGTGTTCATCTTTCTGTTGATGATGGACAGACTTGGCTAGAAGAAAATAGTATTTGGTCCCTGCATTCCACTAATTACAAGCTAATCGGCAACTATCACGATACCAATAGCGATCTTAATAAGGCTCTTATCGCAGCCCGTGAGGAGTGGAAGGTTGCCAGGCGTAAGAAGCTTGATCGTGAGCGTCGTGAGGAGTTTAATGCCCTTCCTCCGGATCAGCGTGCTCTAATCAAGACAGCCCGTTCGGAGGCATGGAAGCTTCGTAAGCAGAAGGCAGAGGAGCGCCGGATGGAGCGTACTGCACAGATTATGAGCCAGATGCTTCAAATTGGACCCGAGCTTGTTCGTTTGAAGGAAGACATTGAACAAATGTTGGCTCTAATGGCAAAGGGTGGAATGGATCGTTCTTTTCCTTATTATGGAAGTCGTCGGAGATATCTTCGGACGGCGAGTTGGACCGTTAATGATATGAAGCGTCATATTGAAAACGCACATAAGCGAGCAGAAGATAAGAGTCGCTGAATATTCGCTTATAAATTTAAATGAACCTGTCTCATTATAATCGCTATGAGACAGGTTTTAATATTTTTAGCGGTTTTGCTTATTGGTTGTACCGACAGAACAACTGAACTTGTAGATGCAGGAATTCCAGATAGCGGTATTGAAGAACCGGTCTGTTCTCCGGATGCCGGTATAGAAAATGATATTAATAACTGCGGTGCTTGTGGTTATTCTTGTCCTTCTTTTATAACTGATAGATGCGTAGAGAATCTATGTCTTTGTGGCAATTCTCCAACTTGTGATGCTGCTACAGAAGAGTGTCGTTTTGGAGTATGTAGACCATCAGATCCAACCGGTGATGTTTGTGAGTTTGATGGTGAATGTGGATATCCAGAATCAGGATATGGTTGCATTATAGGACACTGTTCCAGAATAGAATGTGTTCCAGAAATATGTGATAATCTTGATAATGATTGTGATGGAACAATAGATGGAGATAGTAGGGGTCCAGTATCTCGTTGGTGTTATGATAGAGATTTAGGAGCTACAGAAATATTGCATCCTCCATGTGAACGTGGCGTTCAAGTATGTTACGGTGGTTATTGGGATGATTGTATTGGAGCAGTTAGTCCACGTTCTGAGGCTGGAACTTTTGCTTGTGATGGTATTGACAACGATTGTGATGGTTGCATAGACTCTGTGTTCTATGATGGAAGTTGTCATGCCGCTCCTACAAACGGTTTTGATGTTGTTTATGCTATAGATACGTCTGGTAGCATGGCTTCAAGAATAGAAGCCGTTAAACAGGCTACAGCAGAGTTTACTTCTATATTCAGCGGTAATCCTGCATTTAGATTTGGTCTTGTATTGGTTCCTGGTGCTATAGACGAAAGAGTTCAAGTTATCAGTTCTCTTGTTCCATTCACAACATTTAGTTCTGTGTTGAACAGCAGTATGTTGAGCATTAGTGGCGGTAGTGAACCTTCATATGATGCAATATATCTTCTTGGAACAGATGATTTGAGAATTGGTTGGCGTCGTGATACTGTAAGAATTATAATTCTTTTTACCGACGAACAGGGTCAAAGTTATCTATCTCCAAGAATAACAAATCAAGCAGCTTGTGATGCTTTAACTCATGGTGAAGTATTCGCATATGTCACAGATCCTTTGCTTGCAAGAACGTTCAATGCTTGTGGTCAATTCTTTGAGCTAACAAGCGATCCTATTGCAATGGCAGAAGCATTGAGAAGCATTATCCAGAATCCATGCACTCCAGCACCTTGATATTATTGAAGAATTAATGTCTTGAAATATTCTATTATTCATGTTATGCTGATAATATGAAGACTGAAAAGAGCCAGTTGGTTTTTGACGAGTGTGGTCAGGTTGATATGTGCCGCAGTTACGGTCATACGTGGACTGACTGGTATCGTTATCGCTCTGGCGGCGAGGGAAGGCATTGCTACCTTTGCCATGATGGTGAGAAGCGCCCTGCCACGCTTTCCTCGGTGGAGGTTTGAATATGGTTCATGATCGTCGTAATCGTCGTATTGGGGATATTCAGCGTGATCTTCGTCCTGATCAGGGTGGTGAAGTTTTGAGCGAGTTTATGCTTGAGGTTGTTTGGCCTGTTGCCACCTTTGTTGTTCTAATGACATTGGTTGTTCTTGTGGTATATCTATGATAAAGCCGCTTAATACAGAACTTAATAGAACGCTATTAGCCACAAAGGTTATCAATAACTTTACAGAAGAAGAAGTAAGAGAATTCGCAATTTTTATTTTGGCGTCCTCATATGATAAGGATTCCACTTACTTTTTTTCTGATTGGGAAAGATATAACAGCGACGATGAATGAACTCCGTGTGGGCGGCATGGTAAGGTTGGTTAACCCTTCCGGTAGCAATGAGTGGAACGTAAGTGTATATTTTTGTCAGGAAGATCAGACTTTGGAGCATGGTCGGCTTCCTGTTAATTCTATTGGCGTGGTTATCGATAAAAGTTATCATGTAGGAGTATATACAGTTCTATTTGGCGATAGGACTATTATAACGTCCGATACATACATTAAACCTTATCATGGCGAGGAACTATTTATGGAATATGCAGACTATGAAGGATATATTCCGCATATGGAATCAACAGAGTAATTGTAAAGCTACTCTTGGAGGCATTCCATTGCGCTTAAGAGTGTTAACAGAGCCAGAAGAACAGCAAAAGGGATTTATGTTTGAGCCGGAACCTGATGATGGGTTCGGGCTTTTTTTCGTTTATCCGGAACCAAGAGAGTTAGGTTTCTGGATGCGGAATGTTTCATTTGATTTGGATCTTATAGCTTTAGATGAAGATATGAGAGTGCTTGGAATTCATAAGCTAATAGCAGACGATGAAAGGACGTGTAAGATTAAGCGTCCTTGTCGTTATGTTCTTGAATTAGCTGGTGGATGGTGTAAAAGAAATGGAGTTGGTTCTGGAGATAAACTCGTAATCAATGAGTGATAAGACGAGCAATTATTTTAACGCCAGGAACTTTTAATCTTTGAACGGCAGCTATGTTCTTTTTGCTATCATCAAAGAATTCAATCTCTTTATATCCAAACTTTTT